CCTCGGCCTGCTTAAGAATTGCGATGATCTGGCTATCTGAAAAGCGTGATAACTTCATGTAAAAATTCCTCTATTTCCAAGTGAGAAATTCTACTTCTAATCGCAACTAATTTCAGGGGGGATTACCCTATGATCCCCGTTATGGCGAATTCGATATTACCCGCCCGATGCTTTTGCAGATGTTGGAGAACTTCAACAAAGGCACTTACGGACAGGAAATCTTTCTCGATGTCGCGCATGAACCGTCGAAAGGCGCGGCAGCAAAGTTCATCAAACTGGCGATTGAGGGCAACAAACTGCGCGCGCTGCTGGCATGGACACCCTACGGTGTGGATGCCGTCAAGAATCGCGGCTTCGTCTATTTGTCCGCAGACTACAGCGAAAACTTCCAGGACAACGAGCAACGCGCACAGCATGGCCCATTGCTGTTCGGCGCAGGATTGACGATACGTCCCGTCATCAAAGGGTTGGATCCCGTCACGCTTTCAGAGCCTGACGGTTCACCCGCCACCTTTTTACACCCCGAATTGCAATCAACCCTCTTACAGGAGATACATGTCATGTGGAAAGAACTATTGAAACAACTGTCCGAGAAACTCGGCTCGATGAAGCTGGCTCAGTCCGTGGTTGCATCGCTGATGGCTGCGGCTGAAAAATCGCTGCAAAACGTCACGGACGAAGCTTCCGCCAAATCGCTGATGGGCGCATTCGAGGATTCCGGCAAGCAGCTTGCCGAAGCGATCGGCGACAAGGTGGTGACGCTGTCCATCGCCGTCCCTGAATTAAAGGCCGGGTTGACTGCTACCGACGTGAAGAAGCTGATGGCAGATGAAGCATCTGCTCAAGCTGCCTCAGTTAAGCAATTGGCAGACGGGAAAGCGGCAAATCTCAAGCTGTTGTCTGACACCATCAATGCAGCTAAAGGTCTGGATGATGCTCAGAAGAAACAGCTTACTGATGGCGTAGCTGATCTGATCACAGCCTCGTTAACCCCTGAACAAGTGAAGTTACTGGCCGATAACCAGATTGCTCATGGCAATGAGTTAGCCGTAGCACGTCAGTTATCTTCGATGGGCTTTCAGCGGCAAGGCAGCGTGCATATCTCGCTGGACGAGAGCAACAACGTCAAGGCGCTGCAGGAGCAGATGGATAGACGCCTGGGAATCCTCGACCGCCCTGATGCTGAACGCTTCTCAAATACCGGCGGCAAGTTGCAGGAAAAGAACAAAAAGCTGGCCGAGAAGATTTTGGCGGCCTTCGATGCCGAGCGTGGCGCGCAGCTGCACCGCGAGCACAAGATGCTGGCAGGCGGTGACGGCAGTGTGTCGGATGTGGCAGTTCCTGCCAGTTTCGAGCGCACGGTGATCCGTGAAGCGCTGTACAACATGATCGGCCTGCAGTTCGTCGATACCGGCACGGCAGACTTCGCGCAGACGGTGGAAATCCCTTACAGTTACCGTGACACCAGCGCTGCCAATCGCAGCAATGTGCGTGTTTATGAAGGTGGTAGTATCCCGCGCGCCGGTGTGATCCAAACCAGCGACCTGGTGTATCCGATCCCGCAAAAACTCGCCTTCGAGGTGTCGGATGAATTGCGTTATCTGACTGGCAACGGACAGTTGAACTGGGACGCGTTGTCTGAAAATGCCCGCAATGCGTCGCGCATCATCGGCGAGGATGGCGAGCAGCTGATCTTCAATGAGATCCTCAATTCCTCGGATGAATACAGCACCGCTGCCATCACCAGTGAAGCGGTGGCCACGGCGAACGGCACCAAGACCATCTTCCCACTGGCGCAGTTCCCTGTGGTGCGTCCGCGCAAGGTGTACACGCTAAAGGGTGTGCAGGTCGGCAATACCTTACATCCAATCGTGGTGCGCGATGTAGCGGTGGTGGTTGCTGAGTACAACGGCACGAACACGCAAGCTGGCGGGCTGTATTACACCATGGACTACAACCTGGGCGAGATCCACTTCGTCAACGAGATTGGGACACCGACTGCTCCGGTTAATACACACGCGATCACGGCGGACTACAGCTACACCAGCAACACCTTCAAGTTCGATCTGGACATGGGGGCAGTGGCGACGGATGTGTTCTGGGATGGTTTTATGTATCGCTACGGCCTGCGTAAGGCAGTGATCGAGTCGGATCGTTATCACATGGCGAATTTCGGCTTGATGAGCAGCACGGTCAAGACGACAGTCGAGCAGGCGCGCACCTTCGTGGAGAGCTTCGCGCGTAACGGTACGACGCTGGATGCAGACGGCAACCTAGGTACAGTGAAATCGGTGCCAAATTTCCGTACTACTGCACCGGGCCTGGCGATGGGCGACCAGCGCGTCGTGATCGGCGAACGCGGTGTGACACGCTACCGCATGCTGAAGGCCTGGACGATGGGGCAATTACAGGATCAGCGTGATGCCAATGGCCGCTTCACCGGTAAGAAGGAAGCCTACGGCGACCAGTTCATCGCGCTGCACACACCTACCCCACTGAAGGCCGCCTACACCACCCTGTCGCTGTATAGCGCTACGGCTCGTGTGGCTCGCTAGGAATAACCCACGAAGCTAGTGACGACCCCCGCCGCGATGATGCAGATGATGCGGCGGGATGAGTCCAACCAATAAGGATATAACATCATGAAAGTACCTATCACAAACAATGGAAAGACGCATATGGCGGTCGGCTCGACGCTGATCCCTCCGGGCGAGACACGGCATTATGAAGAGCAGGATGTGCCGCATTATCTGCGCCCGGGCGTATCGGCAGAAAAGCCGGTTGAGCCGCCTGTTGACCAATTGGTAGAGTTGCTGAAAGGCAATGTGCCCTCGGTGGTCGTAGCGCTGGACGGGATGTTGTTCGCGGACATCGAGCGACTGGGTGATCTGGAGCAGCAGTGTCAGGCGCGCAAGGGTGTGTTGGGCGCGATCGCGGACAAACTATTGCAGCGCGCGTCGATTACCGAATTATTGAGCCAAATTCCGGCGTTGAGTGATGCTGATCTGGCTGCCGCGCTGCTGGCCGTTAGTACAGACATTAATGCTAATACCGATTATGTGGCTGCGCTGGAAGCCGAATACGTCAAGCGCGTGCCGGTGTAATTCGTCATGTCCGGCACCCTGTCACGCGACGATCTGGTCGCCGATCTGAAGGCCTCGCTGCATGACGCGGCAAAAATCTTCGCGACCGAAAGCGATGGTGATTTCAACCGCCATCTCGACGTAGCAGCGCAGGATATGAGCCGTAAACGTCCCCGCACCATGCTGGGCAAGCTGACGCTGCATGCGGACATTTTCGACTATCCGGCGCCGGCTGATTTTTTTGTCTATAAATCGTCGCTGTGGGGGATTTCGACGCAGCGCATCAACCCCTGGGACAAGCGTTATCCGGGACGATTGCCGGACGTGAGCAGTGCACTGAACGGCATGGTGCGCGAAATCCACTTGCTCCCTCCCCCTTCCGCACAGCAGATCACCGTACTGGGAAGCGAATTCAAGTTTTATTACTACGCAATGCATTCCATCGGCGCAACAGCTGCGGAAACCACTCTGCAACCTGGCGATCGCGGCCTGTTATTGCTGCGCGCCCAGGCCGAGGCGATGAAGGAAATGTCGATGCGCAACATCGGCAAACCGGTAGTGATGCGAGACGGCTTGTCGCAAGGGCCGCGGAACGGTACGCCGCAGTACCTGTTCGAGCAGCTGATGAAAATTTTTGAGGAGGCTTCGTGACATGAAAATAAGACATCGTTCGTGGTTTTTGGTCGGAGGGGCGTTGATCGCATTGGCTGTGTCACTGTGGTCTGACCCGGATCATGGCCTGTCCACCGCGCTCGGCGGTCTCTCTCTGGTGCAGGGAATCTGGGCAGTCGCCGCCGCGTTCTGGGCACATAAGGCACTGTTCGATTATCCGGAGGCGGACAAGCGCACGCTGATCAAAAAGGCAGGAGAAGGTTCGCTCGGTGCCGGTCTGGCGTTGATCGCGCTGGCGATTGTATTCGTCGGCTTGCTGATGGTGTTTGCGCCGCGCGCGCAGGCAGCGGCTGATCCATGGTTACCTGCCGGATTTACAAAATACGGTGCCACACTGAAGGCCGAACAGCAGCGCTACTGGACGGATCATCCCGATGCGGTGCTGCTGGCCGGGCTGATCGAGCAGGAATCCTGTATCAGCCTGAAATCGAAAGGCTGCTGGAATCCGGCGGCACAACTGAAAACCAGCCGTGAAGAAGGTGCGGGCATGGGGCAGATCACCCGCGCCTATCGTGCAGATGGGTCGCTGCGCTTCGATTCGCTGTCTGGACTGCGCAATCAGTACGCAGCAGAACTGGCCGGCTGGTCGTGGAATAACGTCTATGCCAAGCCGGAACTCCAGCTGCGCGCCGTCGTGCTGATGAGCCGTGATGCAGCGAAGCCGTTCAGGGCAGCGCCCGCGATGCTGGCGTTCAGCGATGCCGGATACAACGGCGGCGTCGGTGGCGTGCAGAAAGAACGCCGCGCCTGTGCGATGAGTAACGGATGCGATGCCGGACGATGGTTCGGGCACGTCGAATATCACTGCCTGAAGTCGCGCCAGTCACTGTACGGCGGACGCAATGCCTGCGACATCAACCGCGAGCACGTACACAACGTGATGCTGATTCGCCCGGAAAAATACCGCACCAGGTGGGCGATGCTATGAGTCCCTGGGCCATTCTGATTGTGATCGTGCTGTGGCTGGCGAGTCTGGCCGGGGTCGGTTGTTGGCAGAACGAAGCCGGACAGACTCAAGTGCGCGCCGATTGGCTGAAGAAGGACAACAAGGAATTGACCGATGCGAACGCAAAGATCAGGGAACTCAACGAGGCTGCACGCTTGAAGGAACAACGCTACGTGCAACAACAGGCGGATATTTCAACACTGCTGCAAAAGGAACGAGAAAATGCGAAACGCAAAACGGATGCACTTATTGCTGATTACCGTGCTGGCACTCTGCGCCTGCGCGACCCCGGCACCCAGCAAGCCGATGGAAGTACCGGCAGCCAGACTGCCGCCACCGCCGGCGGATGTGATGGTGGAACACAAGGCCGACTTTCAGACGCGGCTGCTGAATTTCTTCTCAATCTCACCGGCGAAGCCGACGAAGTAGCGCGCCAGCTTGAATCCTGCCAGAAAGTGCTAGTCAGCGACAGGAGGGAATGATGTCCAATGAAAAAGGCATAAAGCCTCAGATACTCATGGCGATTGAACGCACTGGAGATCAGTCAATGAAAACTATTTTATTGCTGTTGCTCCAAGTACTCGAAGAGATTGGCGGAAAGATCGATGCGGTGTTGACTGATGAGAAGAAGCTGCGGGATGCGGTGCTGAATGGTCATGCGAAAGAGCACGATTCAGATCACGACTGGATCCGGCAGAAGCGCAAGGATGAATATGACGATAAAAAGGCTGACGCGGAATCAAAGCGGCAGATCCGCAATGGACTGATCGAAAAGGTGCTCTGGGTGATTTTAGTGATCTGCGCTGCAGCAGGCGGATGGGTTATCAAATGACGAATGCTATTTCCATCTCCATCGATATCAGTCGCGTCAAGGCGGCACTTGAGCATGCGCGTCCGGCAGTGGAAAACGCCGTCGATGTCTGGCTGGCTGCCGGAGCGAAAGAAGTGGCGATAGCCGCCCGTCTCGGCGCGCCAAAAGCATTAAGCAATCTGATAAATAGCATCAGTGACGAGCGACTCGGCCCCATGCACTACCAGGTAAGCGAGGGAATGAATTATGGCCGTGCGGTCGAGGAAGGCACACAACCTCACTTCCCCAATCCCGATGCGCTGCGCCCATGGGTGGAACGCGTGCTGGGCGTACGCGGCAAGGAAGCTGACGATAAGGCCTGGATGATCGCCCGGGCGATCAGTCGTCGGGGCACGCGCGCGCAGCCCTATATGCAGCCTGCAGCGGACGCCAAGCGCAGCCGGTTGTTCGAGCTGGTGCAGCAAGGGGTAGATCAAGGAATCAAAGAGGTGTTCGGATGAGTGAAATCGGCGACCGCCTGGAACTGATCAAAACGACGCTTGCTGCCGCGTTGCCGTCGCGCTTTGTGACACGAGACCTGATGGACTTCGCCGCGCGCAAGGATTTCGAATTGCAGGCGGGAATTTTTACACTGGTGAGCCGTGGCGAGAGCGGCTATCAGAATCTGCTGAGCAGATCGGCGATGGACGGCAACCACAAAATGTTACTGGTGGGGCAAATCCAGCTCGACGAACAGGCGCCGCCTTCCGCCGTAGAAGATGCCGAGCTGGCGATGGTGGACGAGATCAAGGTGTTTCTGCGCTCCCTCCCCCCCGCACTGTGCCGCTTGCAGATGAGTGGATTCAGGCAGAGTCAGCAGATCGAAGCACCGTTCGGCTGGGTTTCGATTGATCTGGAATTTATTCGATAGGAGATGAGCATGGCAAACAAAAAAACACCGGATACCGCGCCCCTTGCGGACTCAATCATCAACCCTCAATCCTCGCTCCTGGTGGCCTATCACGACGGGCCAAACGCGATCGGCTTCTGCGGTCGCCGGTGGCAGCGCGACGTTGCGCAATCGGTAACAGCAGATGAATGGGGCGCGATGCAGGCGCGCGGGGATTTCAACGAATTCGACTTTAAACAGGAGCAATAAATCATGACTCAGGCACGCGGTGAACTCACCAAGCTGTTGTTGCAATATCAGACTGCCTCTCGCACCGCGCCGGCCACACCGGCCGCAAAGGTGATACCGTTCACCAGCTACACAGTCGGGCGCGACCCGAAACGGCAGCAGAATCAGACACAGAATAATTCCCCGCTGAGCAACAAGTCGGATGCGGGAAACCCAATTGTGGCCGGGAATATTCAATCCGTGCTCGACCTGCGCACCGTCGGTTATCTGCTCAAACTAGCGCTCGGCCAACCCACTACCACTGGCACGACGCTGAAGACGCACACCTTCCCGGTCAACCTGGCCGACCGCCCTGCTGCGCTGCTGGAGCTTGGTCATTACGACATCAACAATTATTTCCGTACGCTGGACGCGCATGTGAATAAATTGGCATGGGACATTGCCAACAACGACCAGAACATCACCGCTGACATCATGGCCGGTGAAGAAATCAACCCGCTGCCCGTCACCGCGTTCGATGCTGCGCCGACCAGCGTGGATTCATTCCGTGCCTGCTCGGCGTCCGGCGTGATTTCGGACGGCGCGGGCGCCACGCTCGGTCAGGTAGTCAGCGGCAATATCGAGATCAACAACAACATTCAGCCGCAGGAGCTGCAGGACGGATTTCCCGGCTACGGCCTGTTTCCGTTGGGCGAACTGATGTTCAGCGGCACGCTGAAATGCGTATTTGATGGCGCAGCCGCGTGGGATCTGGCGCGCGCCGGCACCAGCACCCGGCTGAAACTGGTGTCCGCAGCGACCATCGGTGCGAATACCTTTACGTTAACCGTGGATATGCCTTACGTTGAACTGATCGAGAAGGCCTTACCGAAACAAGGGCGTAGCGGTCTGTTCGCGGATGTAGCCTGGAAGGCGCACGCCGGCGCGACACTGCCGGTCGTGACACTGAGCAACGACGTAGCGGCATACTAAGATCATAGAAGGGAATCATCATGAGCGTAAAACTTTTATTAAATCCGGCTGCAGAGGCTAAACCTTGCGTGCATCCCGACACCGGAATCACCTTCCTGATCCGCGCGGTATCGCCGGAGAAATACAACGAGATCCGCAACAAGTCTCTGAGAAAGGACCGGACGCTGGATATCGGCAAGTGGGGCGCGAATTTTGCCGTCGAGGCGATTGAGGACTGGGGCGATGAAATCGGCGACGCCAACGGGCCGGTAGATTGCGATGAAGCCAATCGTCGCACCTTCGGCAAGAACCAGGCGATCAACATCATGCCCTGGGTGATCGATCAGGCCTCAGGGCTGGACCAGTTTCGCGTGGATGAGGAAGCCGCTGCAAAAAACGCCTGACCGCCCGGGCGCGGTGGGAACGCGAGATCGGGTGGGAATACATCAAAGTAATACAGGACGCCGGACGCGTAGTTGATCCGGCCGACTACCCGCCCGAGCTGCACTGGGAAGGTGCGGTGTGGTGGCTATATGAGCGCCTGCGCACGCAATGGCGCACCGGCAATAAAGGCGTGATCGGGCTGGACTACAACCCAGCCATCGCGCTGATGCAGTCGCTGGGCTGTCCGCTTGATCTGGGGTTGGAACTGCTGCAGGCGGTGGAATTAGAGTTGATGCGCCCCTCCGATTAAAGTATTTTTATTCGCCATTTTCGTCCCTGTTTTCGGCTTGACCGACCCGCTATTCTGCGGCATCTGTACAGCATCCGGACTTTCACCATGGACGGCTCAAATCACAATATCAAGATCGACATCACGGCGGACGCGTCCGGGCTGAATACCGGGACGACTGAAGCGAGTGCCAAGTTGAATCAGTTAACTGCGTCTTTCGATAAGACCGCCGCGGCGGCTCGGGCGGTTAATGATCCGATTAATGCCGTCGAAGCCTCTTCCAACAAACTAAGTGCGGGGTTGTCCAGATTACCTGGTATCGGGCTGGGGGTCGGCGGGTTATTGGTCGCGACCGCTGCAGGGGCTTATGCCATGGCCAGGGGAGCCATTGAGGCGGCGGACGCTTTACAGACGATGCATTTGCAAACAGGCATCGCCGTTGAGCAACTGGCGGCTTGGGATGTGGTCACAAAAAAGAGCAGTACGACGCTCGGCTCGCTTACACAGGGGCTAAAAAACGCATCGAATTATCTGGTGGATCATGCCGATCGGCTGCGTGCGATGGGAATACAGGCAAAAACCAGCGAGGAAGTGTTATTCAAGGTGTCCGAGATTATTGCACGCCTACCGGTGGATGATCCGCGCCGTATGGCGTTGGCGATGGATGTGTTCGGCAAGTCTGCGCAGGATCTGTTGCCGTTGCTTTCCGAGGGTGAGGTCAAGCTGCGCGCGATGCTGGAGCGTGGCAAAGAGCTGAATCCGGTGACGGCAAAGATGGCGGAAGAGGCGAATCTATTCAACAGCCATCTGGTCGAATTCAATATGCTGGGCAAGCAGTTCGGGTTGACGATTGCCAATGAGATGCTGCCGGAACTCAATACGCTGTTAGAACAATTGCTCGAAGGACAGAAGATTGCCGGCGGATTCTGGAATGCGCTGCTGTTGTTTGGTACGACCAATCCCTTCAGGACACCGACAGAGAACATCCGGGCATACAAGGAAGAGATCGCCGGTTTGGAAGAAGACCGTGCGCGCTTCCTGAAATTTGGTGCATCAACCGATTCGATTGATACGGTGATAGCGGGTTTACAGAAAAAAATTAAATTTGTCGAAGTATTGCAGCGACAGGGAATGGCGGACATCAATAAGTTGGCCGATGAGCAGCAGCAGGCTTTGATGAAGAAGATGAATGCGCAAAATTATCTTGCGGCAATTGACTTTGCCAAACAGCGCAATGGCGGTGTGTTGACACAAGATGCCGCGCTGAATATCGGACGCCAGGCGTACCCGGAAGAATTTATCCAGCTAGGGAAAATTGATAAACCGGACAAGGTCAAGACAGGCCGCCGCGCGCGGGTGGCGGCTGACCCTTACATCGCTTTCTCGAAGCAAATGGACGAACGTGCGGCGCTGCTTAATGCGCAGGGGAACCAGCAGGATAAGTTGACCGCTACCGAGCAGTATGCGGTGAAAGTGATGGAGGATCTGCGCAATGGATCGCTGAAGCTAACCGAGGCTCAAGCGATCGATACGGCGGGAAAGCTGGAGTGGATGCTGGCACAGGATAGTTACAACGTCTCTTTGCTCGCGGCCAATAAGGCGCAGGACGAATCAAACACGATCATCGACCGCGCGCGCAGCACATCGAGCGAGTATCTGAAGCAGCTGCAATTCGAGAATTCGCTGATCGGCAAGTCGGCGCAGGATATTCAGCTGCTCACCGAGAAACGCCGCATCGATCTGGCGATGGAGAAGGAACTACTGGCGCTGCGCAGCAACGACAAGTTTTCCGGACGCGACACTAATCCAGCCGTGGCAGCGAATTATCAGCGCGCCGTTGAGGAAATCAAGGCGGTCGCTGAGGCCAGCAAGGCCGGTGCAGAAGTCGAGATCGAATCGCGCAACCGCGTGACACGTGCCTGGGAAGCTGGCACAGATACCGCTGTGCGTAATTATCTGGATGCGATCAGTAACGCGGCGAAGCAATCCGAGAAGCTGGTCACCGATTCGTTCAGAGGGATGGAGGATGCCCTGGCGAAATATGTGCGCACCGGTAAGCTGGATTTTTCCAGCCTCGCGGATTCAATCATCAACAACCTGATACGCATCGAGATACAAAAAAGCATCATGCAACCTATTGCCAGCGCAATGGGCGGCAGCGACCTGCTGTCCGGACTGGGCAGCTTGCTGGGGTTGGGTGGAGGAAGTGCACCCGCATCCGCCCCTGTCGGTGACTACAGTCTGTCCAGTGGCGGGAGTTCGTTCGGCTTGAAACTGCCTTCGTATGCAGTCGGCACCGATTACGTTCCACGCGACATGATCGCGCAGATCCACGAAGGAGAGCAGATCGTTCCCAAAGCATATAACCCTGCTGCCGGCAACGGCGCAGGTACTGTGCTACAGGTCAACATCGTCAACAATGCCAGCGGGCAGGTCAGCGCTACTGCACAACCGAATTCCAGCGGAGGATTCGATCTGCTCATCGAACAGATCGAAGGCGGTATAGCCCGTAACGTACAGCGTGGCACAGGTGCCTTAAATGGCGCGCTCTCCCAGACATTCGGCCTGAATCGCGCACCCGGAGCATTCTGATATGGCTATTTACCCGGTAAAACTCCCTCCCCCGTTGATCAACGGTTACGAGATTAACCCTGAAGACCCGAATCTGCGCACACAGATGGATGCCGGGCCGGATCGGACGCGTCGTCGTTTCACTGCGATTCCCAGCCGCGTGACGGTTAAATGGCGCTTCACGCAAACGCAGCTCGCGCTGTTCGAGGCGTGGCATAAGTACGACACGATCGATGGTTCGATCTGGTTCACCCTCAACCTAACAACCGGATCAGGCATCACGGCACTAGAGGTCAAATTCACCAAACCACCCAAAAAAGTGCTGATTAACAAGATGAGCTGGGAAGTCAGCAGTGAACTGGAAGTGCGCACCATGCCGGTGCTGACGCCGGTCGAATATGCAGCTGCACTGATTGCTTAAAGGACTTATTCATGACCATTCCAACCGTTCCCGTTACCGTCACGCTATTTGACCAGTCCGGCGCTGCTGTCGTTGATGCGCGCATCTCGGCAACCCTGAACCGAGATGAGTTGTACAACGGAATCGTCGTGCCGAAGCCCCTGTCGTCCGTGACGGATATCAACGGTCGCGCAATTCTGAACCTGTTCCCGAATCAATTGGGATCACAGGGTAGCCGGTACAACTTCAAGATCACTCATCCGGACGGCTCGACTAAAAATCTGACCGGCACCGTGCCGAATGCGGCCTGCAACCTGGAAAACATTGTCAACATGCCTGGATACGCTGGCAAGCCCGACGGCCAGTTGGCAATTGATACTGCGATCGAGATGCTTACGGCTGCAAATGAATTGCTTGCCGCAGCCGCGAATGTAGTAGATGGCAACACCGTCCTGTATGGCGCGACCGCTCCAGTGGCAGG